TAGCAACGCGATAATTCGTATTGCGTAGAAGGTGCTAAATGGCTGACGTTACCGTCCCTTTAGGGGGCTGGGATTACGGCAACTGGGGTGGTGGAGAATGGGGCGATAATAGCCCTGAAATGCCCCTTGCCACGGGACAGGTAGGAAGTGTTTCTGTAACAGGAGATGCTTTTGTATCTGTCACCGGAGTCTCCGGCACCACTGGTTTAGGTAGCGCCACAGCACAGGCGGCTGCGTCAGTTAGCGTTACAGGAGTAGCGGCTACAGGTATAGCCGGATACACCGTATGGAACGTCACCGTTAATTTAGACGGTTGGGGCCGTGGAACTTGGGGTCAGAACGCTTGGGATGAGTCTCTTGGACTTGTTGCCACTGGCGCGGTTGGTTCTGTAGCGGTTCAAGAAGGCGTTGGTGTTTTCCCCACAGGGGTAGCGGGCACAACCACATTAGGTAATGTTGTAGCTAACGCCGACGGTGCCGTGGATGTCCTTGGGAACGCCGCCACAGGACAAATTGGAAGTCCGACAGTAGCCGCCGATGCTATCGTTGAAGCTACGGGTGTAGCCGGAACTACAGCGTTAGGTACGGCTGGAGTTCAAGGCTCTGTAATTGTTTCAGCTACAGGGGTCCAGGGCACAACCGCTCTTGGTACTCCGGTGGTAAACGCTGACGCCACGGTCAATGTTACGGGTGTAGCGGGCACAACCGCTCTTGGTAGCGTCACTGTTGAGCTTGTTCTCAGGGTTCTCGTGACGGGCGTTCAAGGAACTACCGCGTTAGGGAACGAAACTGTTGAGGCTGACGCAAATGTTTACCCAACTGGAGTGCAAGCCACCGGGCAGGTAGGAAATGTTATAGTTTGGGGTCGAATAGTACCGGCTCCTGGAACAAGCTGGTCGGGAGTGACCCCGTCGCCAGGCACAATTTGGACGGAGATAGCAGCATGAGAACAGTAAATGAAGCTCAAAGAGTAGATGGCGTTATCGATCCTAAGCACGAAATAGAGATAGTTTGTGCAAAGTGTGGGTTTGATTTAGATGAGTCTGAGCTAGAGGCGGATACTTGTTCTGATTGCGGTCAGGCTTTGTCTCTGAAACAAAGCACTAAAATATATGCAACTAGCGTTCCCGCAGCTACGGGCGATGCTTCGTTATAGGAGTTAATAAATGGCCACTTATGTCAATAATTTAAGACTGAAAGAAATTGCCACAGGTGACGAAAGTGGCACTTGGGGCACAAGCACTAACACTAATTTAGAGCTAATAGGGGAAGCACTTGGGTACGCCACGCAAGCAGCCTTTGCTTCAGACGCTGATGCTACTACGACGGTGGCCGACGGCGTAGCTGATCCGGCTCGTGCGCTGTATTTAAAGGTCACTTCTGGTGCATCTCTTACAGCAACCAGAACCTTGACTATTGGGCCAAACACCGTTTCTCGGGTGATGTGGATAGAAAACGCCACTAGCGGAAGTCAGTCTATAAACATATCACAAGGGTCTGGAGCTAACGTCACCATACCCACTGGCGCAGCCAAGATCGTTTATCTCGATGGTGCCGGTTCTGGTGCTGCTGTAGTAGATGCCTTGGGTCAAGTTGATGTGGGTGATGGCACCGTCACTAGTGTAGGCGGTACAGGGTCAGTAAATGGCATAACACTTACCGGCACGGTCACCAGCTCAGGGAATTTGACTCTTGGTGGCGCTCTGTCAGGTGTGGACTTAACTTCTCAAGTTACAGGAACACTACCCACAGGCAACGGTGGTACCGGCTCTACAGCTACTACCTACTGTAGTCTGACTGCAAATGTATCCGGTGTCCTCCCATTTGCCAACGGCGGCTCTGGTGCGATAGTCCCGCTTCTGAAGAGCGGCAACTATACAGCGAGTAACAGAGACTATGTTGTGGTAACCGCTGGTAGTATAACGATTACGCTGCCATCCTCTCCTAGTGCAGGAGATGTCGTGGTAATTAAAGACGGTACGGGTGCCGCAGAGACTACGAACTTTACGGTGGCTAGGAACAGCTCAAACATTGCCAGTAGCGCAAGCGACCTGACGTTTGACAAGAACTTCGCTGAGATCGTAATGACCTACATCAACGGCACAATAGGCTGGAGCGTGTAATGAGTAATCTTTCTGATCTGCTGCCCAGCGGTGGTGGGCAGAACATTGTCGATTTCACGGCTAGTGGCACGGTAGCTTCTGGTAAGCCTGTGATTCTGAATGCTAATGGTACGGTTTCGCAGGTAGCGGCTGTTGCAGAAAGCATCGGATCGAAATCTGTTTACGACACAGACACTGAAGACAACAGACCTGCTTTTGACACTAGTAACAATAAAGTGGTGATAGCTTATAAAGATGATGGTAATTCTAGTTATGGTACAGCGGTAGTCGGAACGGTTTCTGGTTCTGGAATTACTTATGGGACTCCGGTTGTATTTCATGCTGGCACTACAGATGATGTCGTCATAGCTTTTGACAGCACCAATAATAAATTTATGGTCGCTTACAAAGGGGCTTCCAACCACGGTAAATGTATAGTAGGAACTGTTTCTGGAACTTCGATTAGTTTTGGGAGCGAATTTGAGTTTGCTGGGGCAATCACTACTTTCGTTGATATTGTTTTTGATTCCAGTGTATCTAGATTTTTAATAAATTATGTGGATGCAGAAAATAGTAATTACGGAACTTGTCGTATTGTTTACATTTCTGGAACCTCAGTTGTCGCTGCGGGTGCGGAAATTGTCTTTCATAGTTCTTCAACTTCCAATATATCTTCTGCGTTTGATTCTGATGAGGTCAGAGTAGCAATAACCTATGTCGCATCCGGTGCAGGACGGGTAAGGTTGGCAAAAAATCTAGGGAATGCACAGCCTGACTTTAACACGCAAACAGCTTTTGATTCTGGTGCAGGAAGTGGTACTGCAAAACCAGAAAATTCTACCGTGTATGACTCTGTAAATAAGAAAATACTCATATCCTATAGGGACAATAGTAATTCTAGTTACGGCACAACATTAGTAGGCACGGTATCCGCCGCTGACAATGCGATAACTTTTGGGACTGAAGTTGTTTTTGAAGCCGCAGAAGTACACAGTATTTCAAGCACCGTTGATACTACAAACAACAGGCTGGTAGTTTTTTATTACGATGTGGGAAATAGTAGTTACGGAACCTACGTTGTAGGCACGGTTAGCGGTACGTCTATTTCTTTTGGCACTCCGGTAGTTATTGCGTCAAGCACAACTGCAAATAACACTGGCGCAACATTTGATTCTAATGCAGGTAAAGTAGTTCTTACATACAGAGATTTGTCAGATAGCGGTAAAGGAACGGCACAAGTTCTTCAGAATGCATCAACAAACCTCACTTCAACAAACTTCATCGGCCTAGCAGATGCCGCCATCTCAGATACTGCAACAGGCAAGATCAACGTCAAGGGCAGTATCAACAGCAAGCAATCTTCGCTGACCATAGGCTCTGACTACTACGTCCAAAGCGATGGCAGTGTGTCTACTACCAGCACAAGCCCAGCGGTCAAGATAGGCCAAGCTGTCACTGCCACAACAATTAACATGATGGATTTGACATGACAAATCTAAGCGATCTTTTACCAGCAGGTGCGGCCAGTAAGCAGCTAAGTTTTACTGCGAGTGGAGCGGTGGCTTCTGGCAAGCCTGTTGCTTTGAACTCTAATGGCACGGTGTCACAGGTTGCAGAATCCAGCCCAACTTTCGGAAGTGCGGATATATTCGACACCGACACTGTATACAGTATTGCCACCGTGTATGACCCCGTAAATGATCGAGTAATAGCTTTCTATGACGATGGAACATCAAACGAAGGTAATTATTCTGTTGGTGTAGTCTCAGGTACAAGTATTACTTGGAGTACTCCGGGGAACTGGCTTGGTTCAAGACCCAATTCGTTAAGTCCAGTGTACGATGTTGCTAACAGCAGAGTGGTAATGGTTTATCGAGATAGTTCCGGTAATCCACAGGCAATAGTTGGCTACATCAGCAATGTGGGTAGTGGGACAATGACATTTGGCAGTGCCACCCAAATTAATGGTAGCAACTCAAGACAGCCCGTAGCTTGTTACGATTCAGATACACAAAAAGTCATAGTGACATATGGCGACACGGGTAACAGTACATACGGTACAAGTAAAGTCGGCACGGTATCTGGAGAGTCTATTTCATTTGGAAGCGCAGTCGTTTTTAACTCTTCAGCAACATATCCAAATGGTGCGGTTTATCACACAGGTATTGATAGAACTATTTTCACCTACAATGACACTGGCAGCAGTCAAATTAAAGCGGTTGTGGCGTCAATATCTGGGACGACACCTTCATTCAGTGGTAACGCCTCTTTCCACAGCGGTAACAATACACTGTATGCTACGAATAACTTCAATCAATTAGCTTACGACACCACAGCCAATAGAGTGGTTTTTACGGCTAGAGATAGCAACGGTCAGTTTGCTTACGCAGGTGAAGCAGCAACAAGCGGGATAACTTGGGGTTCAAAGGCAACAATCAAAGCAACAGCCGGATCATACAGTAGCATTGCTTTTAATGTTTCCGCAGGAGTTACGACTGTATTTTATACAGATGTTAGTCCCAATATGTATGGTTTAGCCAACGATCTTACAATCAGTGGCAGCACAATAACACCTAGCGGAACAAACACCTCATACAGCGACTTTACCTTGAATCGCGTATTTGCCATATATGATCCTGACTCTACGAAATCAATAGTAGTATTCACTGATAATGACACCAACACAGACGGTCAGTCAAAAACATATTCTCCGCTGTCAACAAACGCGTCCTCTTTCCTCGGCATAGCAGACGCAGCCATATCCAACGCAGCAAGCGGCAAGATCACGATGAAGGGCGGGATTGCAACTAACAGTCAGTTGCTGCCTAACCAAGCATCTATTTCCTTCGGCACGGATGTCGCTTTCCAAAGTGGCGAAATGATTTATCCGGCGATTTGCTACGACACAGCAAACGATAAGATAGTCATTGCATATATGCACAATGTCGTCGGCGCACAGTATGGAAAAGCAGTTGTTGGAACAGTGTCCGGTACATCAATAAGTTTTGGCACACCAGTTACCTTTAATGCTGCCACTACAAACAGGTTGTCAATCGCTTTTGACGCTTCGGCAAGCAAGGTTGTTATATCCTACACAAATGACGGTAACTCAGGTTATGGCACGGCGATTGTTGGAACTGTAAGCGGAACCAGTATC